CTGCAGCGAAGTCGGTGAGGTACAGCCACTCGACGTGCCCGTCCGGGTGTACGAAGTCGACGGCGTGCCCTTCCACGAGGATGGACAGCACGAGCAGCGCGTTGCCGACGTGCACGGGGTATGGGTACGCCTTCGCGCGCTCCGGGTCGCTCTCGACCCCGTACAGCAGCCACCCGGCTCGGTGGTACCCCTCAGCGGAGCCTCCGGCTCCGGCGAACAGGTCGAGCAGTCTGTACGTCTGAGCTGCGCGCTGCGCGTTCACTGCGTCGACGATCGTCTGCGTGTGAGCGTCAAATCGGTACTCGGTCATGGTTCCTCCGGGTCGGGTCGGGTCGTGCAAGACAGAACCTACGCGCAGGTCATGACAGCGTCAAGTCCTCAGCGTGGTTTGCGCGAAGCTCTCACCGCAGCAGCGATCAGCGCGACGACGATCGCAGCGAGCACGACGAACAGCAGGAACCACTCGACACCGGACATTGGTCAGACCTTCCCTAGATGCTCAGGGTTGCGGGGGAGCAGCCCTGTACGTACAGCAGCGAACAGCGCGTGGCGCGTCGCGTCGCGATGATGGTCGCCCTTGATTGTGAGCCCCCAGAGCGCGAGACGCTCGTCAGTCGCCCACGGTTTGACGATCCCGGCAGGGAGCTCGAGCAGACGCGTCCCGGCGCGAGCTGTGACGTCGTGCACGTGCGCGATGCACTCGAGCGTCGCAGCCGTGCCTCCGCGCGTCCTACGCACGGTGCCGTGCCCGATGACGAAGCGCTCGAGCGCGACGAGCTCGACGACTGAGAGCCAGCCGTCGAGCGCGTCGTACGGCAGCACAACGACGTCAGGCATCCTGTCGACGTACGTCGTCAGCAGCACGCAGCCGAAGCGCTCAGCCGGGCCGGGATCGACGCCGACGACCATCGCGGTGTCGCTCACAGCAGGTCCCGCGCCCATTCGGCGCGCTCGTCAGCGAACGACGGCACGCGCCCGAACGGGCCGCGCAGCTCGCGCCGGTGCGTGACAGCGCGCGGATCGACCGGTGCGTACGTCTCGCCGTGCACCTGCGCGTCGACGCCGTCAGCGACGCCGAACCACCGACGTACCCGGTCGTGCTCCTCGGTCATGCTCGCGAGCGTCTTAACCCAGAACGGGACGCGCGTCCGCGGGGACTTCGCGTTCACAGCCTTGAGCACGATCGTCAGCGCCAGGTTGAGGTCGCCGATCGTCGCGCCGGACACGAAGCGACGCGCGAGCTCGAGGAACGGGCCGGGAGCGAGATCGTCTCGCCCGTGCAGCTCGAGCCACTCTTCGACGTAGTCGAGCACCACGTCAGGCACGTCACACCCCCAGTGCGACGAGCGTCGCGTCCATGACAGCAGCGCGCAGCTTGTCGGCGAGCACTGAGTCGCTCGTGTCGATCTCGCTCGCGTACGCGAGCGCTGCGACACGCGCAGCTCGATCGTGCGTCACGTCGAGCACGAGCGTGATGCCCCCGTTCGGGGTGTACCTCAGCCGGGTCATCGTCAGTCCTTCCGTAGCAGCTCGCGGACGCTCGCTGCGCCCGTGACGAACGTGTCGAGCGAGTCCTTGCGATCTCGCAGGACCTCTTTGACGCGCTGATCGATCGAGCGCTCGACGACGATGTCGACGACCTCGATCGACTCATGGCGCTCGCTCCCGATGCGGTGCGCGCGGTCCTCGGCCTGGATCGCGTCGCGGTACGCCCACGGTCGCGAGAGGAACACGACCGTGCTCGCCGCGGTGAGCGTGATGCCGATGCCGCCCGCCTGTGTCGTCGCGAGCATGACCGGCAGCTCCCCGGCTTGGAAGCTCGCGACCTGTGCGTCGCGCAGCTTCGTCGACTGCCCGCCGACGATCATCCCGTACGGCGTCTTGCGCTTGTCGAGCGCTACTGCTGCGAGATCGATGAGCTGCCGAGACGGGCTGAACACGACGACCTGCTGCGTCGGGCGCTCGTCGAGCACGTCGAGCAGCGCGTCGACCTTCCACGACGTCGGCTCGAGCTGCACGTGCACGTGGTCGGGCTTGTCCGGGTCCTCGTTCGGTGTGTACTCGACCGTGCAGGGGGCGCTCGTCATCGCCATCAGTGCGGTGAGCTGCTGCAGCACGTGCATGACGTCGAGCGTGCCGCCGTCGTCAGGCAGCGTCGCGCTCATCGTCTCCGCGAAGGCGTCGTACGCGGTGCGCCACTTCGGAGGCATCATGACGACGCGCTCGCTGTAGACCTTCGGTGGCAGCTCGAGCGCGTCTGCCTTCGTGACGCGTCGCCAGACACCGGCAAGGCCGGAGTTGAACTCATCGACGCGCTCCGGCCAGAAGCCGTCGTACTGCTCGCCGTAGTCGACCGGCACAGACCTCAGGTAGCGGGACACGTAGCGATCGTGCGCCGGGTACGTGTCCGGGTCCATGATGCGCAGCGGGGCGAAGATGTCGTCGGGGCTGTGCGTGATCGGCGTGCCGCTGAGCTCGATCGTGAGAGGGATGCCTGCTGACAGCTCCGTCGCCGCGACGGTGCGCTTCGCGTCGCGAGACTTGACCGCGTGGTGCTCGTCGAGCACGAGCGTCCTGAACCCGTACGCGCGCAGCTTGTCGACGTCTCGCATCATCGTGTCGTACGACGTGATGACGACCGCGGGGTCGTGACGAAGGTGCCGCTTCGGGCCCCGGTAGTCGAAGCTGTGCACGCTGGGCAGCCAGACTCGGCTGTGGGCGTACCACGAGCTGACGACAGTCGCGTACGAGACGACGAGCGCCGGGTACGCGTCATGGTGCAGCACGTCGCGCTCAGCGAGCGACAGCAGCGCGCTGACGGTCTTTCCGGTGCCCGGCTCGTCGCTGAGCAGCGACGCGCCGATGCGAGCGAAGCCGGACGCAGCGGACGCTTGCCACGGGTAGGGCACGAGCCCGTCAGGGATGACGTACTCGAGCGGGTCGAAGGCCGCTGTGCGCAGCGACGACTGCTCGAGCAGATAGCTCGTCAGCTCGTCGTCGAGCACAGCGCCGGGCAACGTGCGAAGGAGCTGCACGAGGTTCGGCCAGGTCAGGGGGACGGTGTACGCAGCGATCGGCGCGTACTTGTCGCCGATGCGCTCAGCGAGCGCCGTGAGGGGGAACGGGTCGGCGTACGCCGCCCGGTCGACCATCGCGAGGATGGACGACCGGGCGACTAGCCCGAGGGCGTGGGCCATGACTAGCTCTGTCCGCCCTTGATCTTCGCGAGCAGTGCAGCCTGTTCCGGCGTCATCTGCGGGAGCCCCGCGGGGACACCGGGAGCGGGAGCAGCCATCGGGGGCTGCGCGAGCATCGGCTGCTGCGGGAGCATGACCTGCTGGGCAGGCATCGCCGGGAAGCTCGCCGCGGGTGCGGTCTGCTGCGCGTACTGCTGCGCGGGAGGAACCGGCATCTGAGGCGCTGCAACGGGCTGCTGCGGCTGCTCGTACACCGGGGCCGGGGGAGCCTGCAGCGCGGGCGCTGCGATGACGTTGCCGCCGTCACCTTCGCGGGTCGCATAGGCGACCGAGAAGATGTTCTTGGGCGACATCTGGCCCTGCGCAGCACGACGCTCGACGAGCGTCACGCTGAGCATGTCTCCGGCCTTCGGTGCGCCGGTGCGCCCGGCTGCAGCCATCGCAGCGCTGAGCTTGTCCCACAGGTCGCCGCGGCAGTACAGCGTCGCCTTGCCCTCCGGGTACAGCGCGCTCGGCGCGACCCCGATCGTGACGACGAGCGCGTACTTCGGGCTGCCGTCGCGCCATGTCTTGACCTGCTGCGTCTTCGGGTCGGTGTCCGGCACGACGTCGCGATCGCTCACGTCGTCAGTCACGACACCGGCGAGCGTCGAGCCGTCGGGGACACCGGCCCATGAGATCGACTTCGGGCGACCGGTCTTCGGCTGGTTCATGAACGCAGCGATGTCACCGGGTGCGACGTGCTGCTGCACGGGCGCTCCGTATGGAGTTCCGTACGGGTTCATCGGCGCGAAGCCCTGCGGCATCGGCGGCGCGAACTGCGGCGGCGGTGCGTACTGCGGCTGGGGCGCGTACTGGGGAGCAGGCGCGTACTGCGGCTGCTGCGGAGCGGCCCACTGCTGGGGCTGCTGTCCGGGGAACGGGAACTGGGACATGACGTGACTCGATTCTGTGAGGGTTACAAGGTGGTTTACTGCACGCCCGGCGACTCGTCGCGCCGGGTGAACTAGGGGCCGGGGCATCCCGCGACGGACGCGTCACGCGCCGCCTCGGGCCGGTAGAAGGGGCAGAAGTAGCAGTCCGGCTTGTCGTCCCCGACGGGGACGTCGAGCAGGTGCAGAGCCCCGCTGCGGAGCAGCTCGGCGAGCTGCTTCCGGTACGGCAGCTCGCGCTCGATCACGTAGCCGAGCAGCGCGTCGTCATCGCTCGTCAGCACGTGATCCCACACGTACAGGCCGTTCAGGCTCGAGCCGGTGCGCGGCCACGCGGCGAGCATCACGCGATCGACGCGCACGCCCATCCGACGGTAGCCCAGCCCGTACAGGAGCATCTGCACGAAGTAGCGCCGACCGGGGCCGTGGAGCATGACCTTCGCGTGCGTCGACTTACCGAGGAACTTGTGGTCGATCACCGCGAACAGCTTCGCGTCGTACACGTCCGCGGTGCCGGAGTGCCCGTCGATCGGCACGACCTTGCGCTCGCAGTACCAGCGCGTCGGGTCGAGCTGCTCGAGCATGATCGCCGTCTCAGCGTGACACGCGGTGCCGACGTACGACGGCCACGGATCGCTGACGTGATTCGTCGCAGCGAGCCCGGCGAGCTTCCCGGCGACCTGCCGGTGGCAGGGCTCGCCAATCTCAGACGGGCCGAGATGCACCTGCAGCGTGCGCGCGCTGCCGGACGTGCGCTTGTGCACCGCGTTGCGGAAGTCCGCCGCGAGAGCGACCGCCTCCGGGCTGTTCCCGCTGAGCTGCGAGAGCGCTGTGCTCTCGTCTGTCGCTCCGCGTGCGAGGAACGCGTCGAGCCGCCCGACGGTCATGCGAAGTCCCCCGGCTGACGGATGCTCGCGAGCTTACGCAGCGACTCGGTCACGCTCTCGTGCAGCCGCTCGTCCGCCGCTTCCGCAGAGCGGTCGACGATTTGCCCGCAGATTGAGCACGCCGACTCACCGACCGGGTAGCGGTGCGGGTCACTCAGCGAGCCGTGACCGGCGAGCTTCCACACCTTGCCCGGCTCGTCACTGACGGGCTCGTCGTCGACCGGCTCACCGGAGACGCGATGACGCGTGTACGGTGCGCCCTTGTGCGTGCTCTGCCACGGCCAGTCGGGCTCCGTCGCGAGCGGCTTGTCGAGCTCAGCGGTGACGTCGGGCTCGAGTGCCTTGAGGTTGTCGATCGTCTCGTCGAGCACCGCGCGGAGCTGCTCGAGCTGCACGATCATCGGGCGCACGTCGACGCGCATCTGCACGGTGATCGTCTTGTCTGAGGTAGCCACCGTCAGACCTTGAGCTCGAGCTTGAGCGCGGTCGACATCTTCGCGTACGCGGCGTACACCTCGGGCTGCTCGCGCTTGATCCGGGTCGTGTCGAGACGCCAGGACTCGACGACGCTCAGGTGCGCGGTGACCGGCCCGACGCTGACGTCGAGCGGGTTCGTCGTCGACGGTGCGACGTCGCCAGCGGACTCGAGCATCGCGAGCTTGAGAGCGTCGCGCGTTTCGTTCGACAGCTCGACAGCAGCGTCAGCGCTGAGCTTCGCAACGCGGTAGCGCTCGACGAGCGCCGACAATTCGGGCGTGCTTGGAAGGTACGGCATGAGGGGCCTTTCAGGGGTACGGTGCGGTGTGTGTGCTGCTCGACCGTGAGGACGAGCGAGTGCCACGTTAGCCCCCGACACTTGACGTCGTCAACACGCGACACGCTTGACGTCGTCAAGTCGTCTTGGCTAGGTTGTCACTTGGCGCCCGCACAGCGCCCCCGACCCGAAAGGCACGACATGCTCAGAACAGATGCACAGCTCGCAGCAGCCGACAAGGCTGCGCAAGAGTGGCCGCTCCACATCACGCACGACCGCGAGACGTGGGAGTTCGTCTCGCTCGCCCCGCACGGCGGCTGGTACTTCGCGCAGCCGAACCGGTTCCTGCTCGTGACGCCGATCGAGGGCCGCGGCGCGACGTACCACCCGGAGCTCGCGAAGCGACCTCACGGCGGGTGGTTCTGCGACGACGCAGCGATCACCGACGCGACGCGACTGCTCCCGGCGTGCCCGTTCGACATCGGCACCGTGCACCCTGACAACGCTCTCGCTCAGCGCGCTCGTCGTGCGTACGCGAAGATGATCGAGACGCGCGACCACCTGACGAGCAAGCTCGATCGCTCAGAGCTCGGCGTCGACGACTTCCGTCTCGCCGAGTGGTTCCCCGCCGATCACGCGAAGTGGGTCGCAGCTCGCACCACGTACGAGAACCTGCGCACGCGTCTCGACGCGCAGCTCGCGAAGGCCGACCGCGTCGAGCGCTCACGTCGTCTGCGCCACGAAGCGCGTCTGCGCCGTACTGACCACTCGATCGTGCTCGCATCCCGCAAGACGCTCGTCATGGCGGTGTCACGATGAGCCCGCGCACAAGGCGGCGTCTGCTGCTCGCGGTCGCGATCGTGCTCTGCTCGCTGTTCGCCGCGTGGGCTCTCAGCCTGCTCGTCGTCGTGCTCGGGGTGACTGAGTCATGAGCAGTCACAGTGGGCACCAGCACCAGATTCCCGAAGGGGACATCGCGTGCACACTCGACACGATCGCTCAGTCGATCACGACACCGGACGCGACGCTGCTCGACGCTGTCAACGGCATCGCGTACGAGGTCAGAAACCTGTGCGACGTGCAACAGGCGATCGCGCTGTCGATCACACAGCTCGTCGAGCTGTACGCCAATCCGCGGATCGCTGCGAACGTCGACGACTTCGCGACGCGATCGCTCGACGAGCCGACACGGCTTGACGTAGCTGCGTCAGCTCCGAAGCTGCTGCAGCTCGTGCGCGGGCAGGCCGCGCTCGTGCTCGAGGAAGCGCTGAGCAAGGTCGAGAGCGCGACCGGTCGGGGCATCCTCAACCGCGACCCGTACATCGCTCTCGCCGAGGTACTCGAGGGCGCGGGGTACGTGCTCTGCTCTCGAGCTGACGCACAGCCGTAGCAGCGTAAGGGGCTCAGCGTCTCGCGACACTGAGCCCCTAGCACACAAACAAGCTGGTCCGACCCGAACCAACCCCCGCAACGCAGGTTAGCACACAGACGGAAGACGATCCTATGACCCTCGCCAACATCCTGAACGCGTATCTCGAGCGCGGCTGGAACCCCCTACCGACGCCCCCACGAGCCAAGAAACCGGTGCCCGCAGGGTTCACCGGCATCTACGGCGCGGACGTCACGAGCGACGACATCGCGCACTGGACAGCGACGTCCGGGCCGTACGCGAGTGCAGCCTGGCCGAGCGACAGCAACGTCGCTCTCAGGATGCCGGACACGGTCGTCGGCATCGACGTCGACTCGTACGACGGCAAGCCCGGAGCTGAGACGCTCGCGCTGCTCGTCGACGCACTCGGCGAGCTCCCGCCGACGTGGAGCTCGACGAGTCGCGGCAGCGAGTCGAGCCCGACGGTGTCGTGCATCCGGTTCTATCGCGTGCCTGCTGAGCTGACCTTCCGCGGCGTCGCAGGCGAAGCCATTGAAGTGATCCAGCACCGTCACCGCTACGCGATCGTGTACCCGAGCGTGCACCCGCAGGGACGTGTCTACCGCTGGCACGCGCCCGACGGTCGTCGAGCTGAGGGCGTGCCGAGCATCGACGAGCTCGCGCAGCTCCCCGGCACGTGGCTCGAGTACCTGACGATAGACGCAGCGAGCACACCGCGCGCCGGGAGCGTCGAGCAGGGCTCAGGGCTGCTCTGGCAGCTCGCGCAGCGCGGCGATCTCGCGCCGTGCGCCGAGATGGTGAGCTTCGTGCTGACAGCGCAGCAGCGCACGGCTGCGACCGGCGCCGGTGGGCGTCACGACGCGATGACGAGCCTGACGTACCGGCTCGTCGCAACAGCAGCAGCAGGGCACCCCGGCTGGGTGTCGGCGTGCGAAGCGCTGCGTCAGGCCTGGCAGCTCTCGACCGCGGGGGAGAACCGTGCGCCTGAGTACGACGACATGCTCGAGGGGGCTGCACGCAAGGTCGCGACCGAGTGGGAGCAGGGCCCGGCGCTCGCTGATCCGTGCCGTCTCGCGCAGCTCGTCAGCATGGACGCACCGTCAGCTCCGCTCGACCTGGCTCCGGCGCACACGGATCGCGAGCTCGGCGGTGCAGTGCTCGCGCACACTCGAGGACGTGTCCGGTTCCTGCTCGACGCGCAGCGCTGGCTCACGTTCGCGAGCAACGGCGAGTGGTACGGCTCGCTCGAGACGACGTCGCCGTCAGACGGAGCTCGCGTGATCCTGAACCAGACGCTCGACGACTGCCTGCGCGGTGATCCGACCGCCCCGGACGGCAGCGACGAGCGTCGTCGAGCGTGGGCGTACAACCGGCTCAGCATGTCGACCGGCGCGAGCGCAGCAGCCGGGATGATGGTCGCCTACGCCCGCGACCCCGACTACCCGCACAGCCTGCGCATGAGCGAGCTCGACACCGAGAGCACCGTGCTGTGGGCCGGAGGAACCGCGTGGGACCTGTCCGCGTCGCTCGGTCGTCTCGTACGTGCAGACATCGACCCGAGGACGCCACACCTGAAATCCGCGCCGTTCACGCCACGCCTCGACGACGCCCCGCTGTGGGACGCGTTCGTCAGCGCAGTGATGCCGGACCCGGCGCAGCGCGAGTGGGTGCTGACCGTGCTCGGCTCGACGCTCGTCGGTGTGAGCGACAAGACGCTGCTCGTCATGTACGGCAAGGCGGACACCGGCAAGACGGCGCTGCTGACGCTCGTCTCAGACGTGCTCGGCATCGGCGAGCGTGGCTACGCGACGGCAGCCGATCGTCGTCTGCTCGGCGACGAGACACATCACGCGAGCGTGCTCATGCAGCTCGCCGGTAAGCGCTTCGCGTGGGTCGACGAAGGCCCCCGCCGCGGGCACAGCTCGACCGAGCGGCTCAAGGCTCTCACCGGGGGCGGCGCGATGACAGCGAACAGCATGAGGGCGAACCCGGTGACGTTCGCTCCGACGCACACGTTCGCGATGACGACCAACGACGAGCCGGAGGTCACGGATGAGGCGCTTCGTAGTCGTCTCAAGCTCGTGACGCTCACCGGCGACCTCGCCGCCGTGCGACGCGCTCGCATCGCTATCGGCGACCTGTGCGGGGCTACCTGGCGACACGAAGCCGGAGCAGTGCTCGGGCAGCTCATGACGTACGCAGCCCGCTGGCTCGAGGACCGTACCCGCGGTGACAACCCTGAGGGCGCGCTCGCTGAGCTCGAGACGATGGCAGCCGAGCAGGACGTCGTCACCCTGTGGATGATCGAGCGCACGCAGCCGTCCGGGTGGTCGTCGGCGACAGCGCTGTACGCAGACTTCCGTACGTTCGCTCGCGAGCAGGGGGTGCCCGAGCACCGGATCGAGACAGCGAACAGCTTCGGGCGAGCGCTGGCACGTCTCGGAGTCGAGCGCGCCCGAGCAACGGGTGGGGGACGCACCTACGAGCTCGTGATCGCGAAGTACCGAGGAACCGGCGCACGCAGCCCGCTCACACCGAGCACGTTCGCTGTGCAGCCCCCTCGCGCGCACCCGCGCGAGGACGTCGAGCTAGTGACGCTTCCCAGCGTGCCAGTGACGCAATCTGTCACTCCGCAGAATGCGTCACTAGACAGCGTCAAGCTAAACGAACAGGTGTCCACTAATCCGAGTGACGCATTCGATCCCAGTGACGCATTAGTGACGCATTCAACCGCTTCCCCCGTGCAGTCACTCGAGACGTCCAGCCGCTTGTCAGACACAGATTCAGTGACCTTAGTGACAGTAGTGACAGATAAAGTCTCTACTCAGAACGAAGTAACTACTATGCAAGACATAGTACGTATAGGGGAGAGAAATAGGGAATCGCTCGCAGATGCGTCACTAGTCGCGAAGCCCTCGCGCAAGCGCGCGAGCGTCAAGCCCGACCCGGTGCAGGAGCGCAGCGAGCCGGTGAGCACGCTCCCGGCGATCAAGTACCGCGGCGGCGCAGTCGAGCGTCTGACGCTCGAGCTCGCGCAGGTACGCCTCTCGCTCGACTCGATGGCTGCGCTGACGATCGACGTCGAGACGACCGGCTACCCGATCGGGCACCCCGACTACGCGCTGCGCACGATCCAGCTCGGAAACGCCGAGCACGCGATCGTGCTCGACGCAGACGACGAGCAGCACCGACAGCTCGCTCGAGCTGCGCTGTTCGCAGCTCCGCGGATCATCGCGCACAGCGCACAGGCCGACATCGTGCCAGCCGCGCTCGCGCTCGGGATCGACACCGACAGCCTGTGGCCGAAGGTCAGCGACACCGCGATCCTCGCGGCACTGCTCCCCCCGGACGTGGCCGGGGACGACGACGACGCACTCGGGCTCAAGCCGCTCGCGCTGCGCGTCCTCGGCGACGACGCCGAGACGCACTACGCCGACCACGCACGCAGCGAGCTGTTCAAGACGCACAAGTGGCTCACGAACACCGACGCGACGACACCGGTCGCTCGCTCCGGCTGGGCGCAGGTCGACAAGACGGACCCGACGATGGTCAGCTACGCAGCGAGCGACGTGCTCGACACCGCGCTGCTCGACGAGCGACTGTCGCTGCACGAGCACGCGCCCAGCGCGGCACTGCTCGAGCGCGAGCGCAAAGCGCAGGCCATCACCGCACGGGTGACCGAGCGGGGGCTGCGACTGAACCGCGACCTCGTCGCGTCGAAGCTCGAGCAGCACGGCGCAGAGGCAGCGACGCTCGCTGCGCAGCTCGCACAGGTCGGGATCGTCAACCCGAACAGCCACCCGCAGGTGGGCGCAGCACTGCTCCGCGCAGGAGCCGAGCTGCCGCTGACGAAGACCGGTAAGCCGTCGACCGCGAAGGCAGCGGTCGACGAGCTCGCACAAGGCGAAGGACCGGCTGCAGTGCTCGCTCAGACGATCCTCGACTACCGGCATCACGAGACGTTGCTGAGCCTGTTCCTGCGCCCGTTCACTGTGCAGGTCGAGCACGGCGACGGGCGTATCCGACCGACGATCTACACGCTCGGCGCAGCAGCGACCGGGCGCATGAGCTCGAGCAGGCCGAACATTCAGCAGCTACCGCGCGCCGGGGGTATCCGGGGGGTGGTGCTCGCCGACGAGGACTGGTGCTTCGTCTCGGCAGACTTCCCCTCGATCGAAGTCCGCGAAGCGGCGTGGGCGTCGAGCGACTACGGGCTCGCGCAGATGCTCCGCGACGGGCTCGACCTGCACGGGCTGATCGCCGAGCAGGTGTTCGGACCAGCGTTCACGAAGTCGAACCGGTACAAGGTCAAGCGCGCCGTGTTCGGGCGTCTGTACGGGTCCGGGGTGGCAGGGATCGCGAAGTCGCAGGCTGTCTCGCTCGAGATCGCACAAGCGATGGTCGACACGCTCGACTCCGTGACGCCGGTGCTGAGCGCGTGGAGCAAGGGGCTGTCTCGAGCAGTCGAGCGCGGGACGGCGACCTACTGGGAGCACCACAGTGGACGCAAGACGTGGTTCCCGGTGGAGGGGGCTCACAAAGCACCCAACTACGTGATCCAGTCGAGCGCTCGCGAGCTGTTCGTCGATGCGCTGCTCACGATCGACGAGCTGCTGCCAGGTGTGCTCGTGATCCCGGTGCACGACGAGGTGCTGCTGCACGTGCCGCTCGGGCTCGCGTCGTACGCCGCGGACGTGCTGCGCTACGCGATGGGCCGCGAGCTCGTGATGGCAGACGGCAGCACGATCCCTGTCGAGATCGAGCCGAGCACCCCGTCGACGTACTGGCTGGACGCCGAGTGACCGCCATGCCGAAGGTGCACGCGTTCACGCTGCCGTTCGGGTTCAGCGCGCACCCGTGCCCGGCGTGCGGCCTGCACGTCATCGGAGGACAGCGCGCGCTGAACGTCGCGAACGTGACCGTGCACGCCGACTGCTGGGAGAAGGCAGGGGCTCAGACCGCGTAGGTGCCGACCTCAGACACGCCCGGCGCATGGCTGCGCGATCACGCGCCGAGCGCTACGATCCGCGGTGTAATCACAAGACGATCCGGGAGGCTGACCGATGGCGAATGAGCTGACAGACGTAGGCGAGAACCTCGCGCTCGACTTCCTGTGCGGGCTCGCGCCGACCCTGACGGGGCCGATCAAGTGCCGACTCATGACCGTGGCGGGCACCGATGGCGCAGCCGGAACCGAAGTCACGGGCGGCACGTACGCAGCGCAGACGATCACCTTCTCGGCAGCCGTGACCAACACCGGCTCGACGCACGCTGCTCAGCTCAACTTCACCCTCATGCCCGCCTGCTCGGTCGTCGGCTGGGAACTCTGGACGTCTGATGGCACGCCGAAGCGGCTCTGGTACATCCCGCGCACCGGTGGAGCTGCGTCAGTGAACGCGGGCGACACGTTCGTCATCCCGGCTGGTGGCACCGTTCTCGGTATGAACTAGCGACATGGCTCTGCTCGCAGGCGTCGCGTACGATCCGGCGACTGCTGTCACGAAGTCGACAGCAGCGCTGCTCGCGATGACCGCGCTCGACACGACCAACCTCCGGCTCACGTTCACAGCTCCGAGCAACGGAGCTGTGCTCGTACGTCTCGTCGGCACCCTGCACGGCGCGACGACGTTCCCGCAAATCATGCTCGGCGTGCTCGACGGCGCGACTGTCAGAGGTCGTGTAGCTCCGCAAGCTGTCATCGGCGGAACAGCGCTCGCCACGACGATGGTCAACGTCGCAGCGCTCGTGCCGATCACAGGGCTGACGCCCGGCAACAGCTACACGTGGGACGCGGCCTACGGGGTCGAGACGCTCGTGGCATCGACCGGCCTCAAGTACGGCGGGCCGAACAACACGACCGCGAATGATGCGTGGGGTGCGTTCATCTTCGAGGTCTGGAACACCGCCTAGCCTGAGGGGGTGTGATGGACGCACTGCTGACGCTGCTGCGTACGCCGATCGCGTCGACTGTCGTCGCTGCTGCGCCGTACGTCGTCGCTCGCGGCGCGTCGGCGCTGAACACGAGCACGACGCCGAAGACGGCAGCAGGCATCGCGGTGCAGATCGGCGACGTCCTCGTCGTCAAGGGCTCGACTGCTGACGCAGGTACGACGCTCAACGCACCGACGGGCGGCACCGGCTTGTCGTGGACGCCGCGGCAGACAGACGCGACCGCGTCGCACTGCGCCATCTACGTCTGGACCGCTCCGGTCGTGACTGCTGAGACGCTGACGCTGTCGATCGCTTCGGCAGGCTCGATCACCTTCGAGTGGGGGTTCACGTACGAGGTCTGGCGCGGTTCGTCCGGCGTCGGCACGAGCGCGAAGGCGCTCGGCACGGGTACGCCGTCGCTCTCGATCGCGCTGAGCGCCAACTCAGGTGTGAGCGCGCTCAGCTCCGACTGGGCCGCGGTCACGACAGCGCGTGCGTATCTCGCGGTCAACGGGCTCGCCCCTGCTGAGACGGGTGCGCTCGCCGGTGACGGCACGACGTACGGCACCTACTCGTGGTACCGGCAGGACACCGGCGCAGCAGGCACCGACGTGCTCGGCATGACGTCGCCCGTCGGCCAGACGTACTCGATCGCTGCTGTCGAGCTGCTCGCTGCGTCGTCCGGCCCGTCTGGCTCAGGTACAGCTAGTGCAGCTTCGTCAGCTACCGGTAGCGCGCTCGTGCTCAAGCAGGCGTCCGGCGCTGCGAGCGCGACGTCGACAGCGACCGGCGCTGCGCTCGTGCTCGTGTTCGGCACCGGTGCGGCTAGTGCAGCTTCGTCAGCTACCGGCACGGGCAGCGTCGTGCAGACGATCTCCGGCTCCGGTGCTGCGTCTGCGAGCTCGAGTGCGACCGGCTCCGGCTACGTCACGAAGTCGGGCAGCGGAAGCGCGTCTGCGAGCTCGAGTGCGACCGGCAGCTCGCTCGTGCTCGTGCTCGGCAGCGGCTCGAGCTCGAGCAGCTCGTCAGCAACCGGCGCGAGCTCGCTGCTCGTACTCGGCTCTGGTGCAGCTTCGTCAGTGTCGTCCGCGTCCGGTGCTGCTCGTGTCGATGCGCGAGGCTCCGGCTCGGCGAGCGCCACGTCGAGCTCGAGTGGGGCTGCTCGTGTCGACGTGCGTGCTTCGGGAGCAGGTGCCGCAACCTCAGCGGCCTCCGGCACGGCTATCGTCTCGGTGCGTGGCAGCGGCGCAGCGAGCGCAGCGTCGTCTGCGACGGGTGTCGGCAGCGTCTCGTCAGGTGTGCAGCAGATCACCGGCTCTGGTGCAGCTTCGTCACAGTCGAGCGCTACCGGCTCGAGCTACGTCGTGCGCTTCGGCTCCGGTGCTGCTGCTGCGAGCTCGACCGCAGTCGGCAGCTCGCGCGTCGATCGCATCGGCATCGGCACAGCTAGTGCAGCTTCGTCAGCGTCCGGCGCTGCTCGTGTCGACGTTCGCGCTCTCGGTGTCGCTGCTGCGAGCTCGCTCGCGTCTGCGATCGGCTTCGTGCTGCTGCTCGGCAATCACGGTGCAGCTTCGTCAGCTTCGTCCGCGACCGGCGAAGGGCGCGCGGTCCGCGTCCAGCGCCCGGTGCCGTACGTACGACAGACGTACACGCGACAGCTCGGGCAGCTCGTTACGCCGCAGCCTCACCAGCCTCATGTGGACTCTGGCGTGGCGAACGTCGTCAACAGCCCGGTAACAGTCCTACACTTCGACGCGTGAGCCAAGCACGCATCCTCAACCCTCGTATCCCGAGTGGTCGCCGCGCGCAGCTCTCGCTCCGGCTCGATCCGATCGTGTACGCGCAGGTGCGCGCCGCGCTCGCTCCGCTGGGGATCAGTCACACGGTGCTGATCGAGCGTCTGCTGCTCGACTTCGTGCGCCGGAATAAGACACCCGCCGCGGTCGCGACAGCGATCGCCGGACTCCCACGACAGGACGCACTGTGACCGCGCTCGAGCATGACCTGACGACGTTCGACTGTGAGCTGAACAACGTGACGACGTACGTCAGCAACCCGCGCCGTGGCGACGTCGCTGCGATCGCCGAGTCGCTAGCCGCGAACGGTCAGGTGCAGCCGATCGTTGTCAATCGCGGCACGTTCACCGGGCGTCCCTTCGAGGTCCTGTCCGGCAACCACACCGTCATGGCTGCGCGCTCCCTCGGCTGGCAGACGCTCAGCGCTGTGCTGATCGACGTCGACGACGACGCAGCTCGTCGCGTCGTGCTGTCGATGAACCGGACCCACGATCTCGGCACGTATGACCTGCGCTCGCTCGCTGACATCCTGCGCAACGTCTCGAGCCCGGTCGGCACCGGGTACGACGCCGCGGCGATCTCGCGTATCCTCGCTGCGCCGATCCCGACCGTTGGCGACTACTCGGCTCCGCGCGGTGAGAGCGCACCGCTGCCGCCGACGCAGCCGCGTAACGATCCTGCTGCTGAGTGGGAAGGGCGCGAACCCGCGGGCGGCATCATCGGCTTCTCGGCACGCCCGATGCGCGTGCTCACGGTCCAGTTCTGGACGGAGCTCGCCGTGCAGCAATTCGAGGACCACATCGGTCAGTCGATCGCTGCGTCGACCGTGATCGTGAACCTACCGAACAAGACCGGACTCGAGGCGCTGCAGTCGTGACCGCTGCCGATGTTTCACGTGAAACGGACGTCGAGCGACGTCGCCGGGTCGACAAGACGATCCCCAATTTCAGGACCCGCGAGGCGCGTAACCGCTTCCCGGTCTACATCCCGACGAAGTCACGCTGGCAGCCTGCTCGACGTCTGACGATGCGCACCTTCGACGCGCTCGGGATTGACTACTTCGCGATCGTCGAGGCGAGCCAGATCGAGCAGTACGTCGACGCCGGTGTCGATCGCGCGCGCATCCTCGAGCTGCCGGAGCGCTACCTTGACGAGTACGACACGCTCGACGACGCCGGGCGATCACGCTCCGTCGGGCCCGGAGCTGCGCGCAACTTCGCATGGGATCACGCTGCGTCGCTCGGTGCCGAGTACCACTGGTGCGCTGACGACAACGTGCGTGGGCTCGCCTACTACGCCGGAGGCGCGATCCGGCTGAGCTTCGCTGACGACACCGCGATCAGGATGATCGAAGACGCGACGCTGCAGTACGCGAACGTCGCGATGTCCGGCCCGCAGTACGCGAGCTTCGTGCCGCGACCGCGACAGCCGGTGACGTTCAACACACGGGTCTATTCGTTCAACCTGATCCGCACCGACGCGCCCTACCGCTGGCGGGGCCGGTACAACGAAGACACGATCCTGTCGCTCGACATGCTCAAGGACGGCTGGTGCACGACCCAGTACAACCACGTGTTGCAGCGCAAGCTCGTCACGCAAGCGGTCCCCGGAGGGAACACCGAAGCCTTCTACGCTCGCGAGGGAACGTACCTCAAGTCTGAGATGCTCTGGCGTGCCCACCCGGACGTGACTCGCGTCGTGACCCGGTTCGGGCGCGTCCATCACACCGTCGATTACCGCCCGTTCGCCAAGAATCTGCTGCAGCGCCGCGACGATGCGCCGCCGCTGCCGGAGTACGGTCTCTACACGTTCATGCGCGATGACGCGATATGGGTCGCAGGGGGTGCAGCCGATGCCGTACAGAGCTGACGGGACCGTGCAGACGACGTCGAAGGCGTCGCTCGATCGCCAGTACAAGGTCGCTCGAGCGATCGAGCTGCGCCGTGCAGGGCTCGACTGGGACACGGTCGCGAAGGGTGCCGGGTACGCGTCTGTGCAGAGCGCTCACAACGCGGTGCAGCGTCATCTGGACAAGGTTGCAGCCACCGCGGCAGAGGACGTCGAAGTCCTGCGAGCTGTCGAGCTCGATCGCATCGACGCGCTGCAGGTCTCTATCTGGGACCGTGCTCGTCTCGGCAACCTTGACGAGATCGGCACCGTCATCGACCTGATGAAACAGCGCGCGAAGCTGCTCGGGCTCGACCGCAACGGACGCATGGTCGCAGACGCAGCCGGGTCTATCGCCGGGTCGCTCGAGCGTGACGTCGCCGCGCAGGTCGTGAACGTCGTGCTCGCGCTCGCCGACCGGCTGCACTACACACCGGAGCAGCGCGTCGCAGCCCCCGCGGCGATCGTCGCCGAGCTCGAGGCGCGGCACCTGATCCGTGCTGACAGCGCTGCACAGCTCGAGCGCGTCGGATGAGCGTCGCATGGGAGGTCGTCGCCGAGCAGCTCCGCGCGGTGTCGTCTCCCGGTGCGCTCGCGCAGTGGATATGGCCGAACGTGGTGCAGACCCCTGCGCTCGATCTCATCGACGAGCACCTTGTGCGCGTCGCGACGACCCCCAGCTCGCGGCTCATCCTGTCGATGCCCCCGCAGGAAGGGAAGTCGCAGCGCGTCTCGCGCGACTTCCCGCTGTGGGCGCTCAAGCTGAACCCGCTCTCGCGCGTCATCCTCGGTTCGTACGGGCAGGACCTCGCTTCCCGCAACGGCGCATCGATCCGTGGCGCGATCCGGGCGCAGCCGAAGCTAGGGCTCGCGCTCGCGACAGACAACCGATCACGAAGCGACTGGCGACTGTCGAACCACATCGGTGGCGTGCGTGCTGTCGGCGTCGGCTCGGGTGTCGTCGGTCACGCTGCTGACCTGCTCGTCGTCGACGACCCGATCAAGTCGAAGCAAGAGGCGGACTCGATCATCTACCGCGAGCGGGTGTGGGACTGGTGGGAGTCGCAGCTTGTGACGCGTCTCGCGCCCGAAGCGAGCGCGGTGGTCATCATGACCCGATGGCATGACGACGATCTCGCCGGGCGTCTGATCCTGCGTGATCCCGGTCGCTGGACGGTGCTCAACATCGCAGCGCAGTGCGCAGACCCGGCCACGGACCCGCTCGAGCGCGACGAGGGCGAGTACATGATCTCGACGCGCGGGCGCACCCCGCAGCAGTGGGACGAGCGCAAGCGCGAGGTCGGCCCGGTCACCTGGCAAGCGCAGTACCAGGGGGACCCGATCGCTGCGAAGGGCGACATCTTCCACCGCGACTGGTGGCAGCGCTGGACGGCTCTGCCGGTGCAGATCGACGCGTCCGGTCGTCACTGGCTGACCGGCTTCGATCAAGTCGTGATCTCGTGGGACCTGACGTTCAAGGCGACCGAAGCGAGCGACTACGCCGTCGGCCAGGTCTGGGCGCGACGCGGCTCGCAGACCTGGCTCGTCGATCAGATACGTGCCCGGATGAACTTCCCGGAGCAGCTACGTCAGGTGCAGGCGCTCGCTGCGCGCTGGCCGCAGGCCGTGGTCAAGCTCGTCGAGGACAAGGCGAACGGCAGCGCTGTGCTGAGCTCGCTCGCGTCGACTGTGCCGGGGTTCATCCCGATCACGCCGACCGAGAGCAAGGTCGTGCGTGCGAGCGTCGTCGCGCCGTTCGTCGCAGCCGGGAACGTGTACGTCCCGGCTGCGAGCGTCACCCCGTGGGCCGATGAGTTCATTGACGAGCTCGCGCGTTTCCCGTCCGGGGCGCACGACGACCAGGTCGACACGATGAGCCAGGCGCTCTCGTACCTGTACCTGTCTCCACTAGCTGTGCAGCAGTCGCGTGTCTACAACATCGGCTAGCCGCCGCTGGGCGGTATGCTCAGCTCGTCTCAACCCCTTGGGAGGGAACCCGTGCCCGTCGCCGATCTGGCTTACGCACTGACGCTCGCGTCTCCCGAGTCGGGCCTTCGACCGGATTACGGGCTGTACGCCGACTACCACGCCGGGCGTCACCAGCTCAAGTTCGCGTCCCGCGACTTCGAACGGCGCTACGGCGAGATCGTGCTGTCGCTTCGTGAGAACCTGTGCCCGGCTGTCGTGAGCGCGTTCACCGACGACCTGAGCTTCGACGACTGGGGCTCACAGGATCAGCGCGCGATCGACGCAGGGCTGTCGCGTCTCGCGACGCTCGTGCACGACGAGACGTGGCGCTCCGGTGACGCGTACGCCATCGTCTGGCCGAACCGCAAGGGCGAGCTGATCCCGACGTACGTCGCAGCTCGCGACGCGATCCCGATCGTCGCTGACGATGACACGTCGCAGCTCGCGTACCTGACCAAGCGCTGGATCGACCGCAAGACGGGTCACGGGCGGGCGTTCGTGCTGTACCCGGACCACGCTGAGCGCTTCGTCACAGCCGACGCGCTGACAGACCCTGTCGGGCAGTCGACCCACGGCAAGGCGTCTGCGTACCCGACGAATCAGAGCTCGTGGGTTCCGTACGTCGACGACGACGGGCTCGACTACATCGCGCACAAGTTCGGCACCGTCCCGGCGTGCTGGTGGCGGCTCGACGCTGTCGACGTCGACAGCTACGGCTCGTCGATCCTGGCGAACGTGATCCCGATACAGGACGCGCTGAACAAGTCCGTCGCGGACATGGTCGTGACGTCTGAGGCGTACTCTCGCCCGTTCTGGTACCTGCTGCGCTACCAGGCGAACGGCGGCACCGCGGCGCCCGTCAACCCGTACCTCGGCGCAGACCCAGCCGCAGCGACAGCGACGCAGCAGTCGAGCGCAGCCTTCGACCCGACGCAACAGCACATCTTCGCGACGTCGAGCGAAGGCCCGTTTGGGCAGCTCGACCCCCCGGACCTGACGCGGCTGCTCAAGGTGCAGGACGGCTACGCGCTCAAGATTGCGCGTATCGTCGGAGTCCCCGCCTACTACTTCACACAGACCGGGATCGACGTCCCGAGCGGGGCGTCGCTGCGCGTGCTGAACGCTCGACGTCGAGCTCGCATCGGGAAGTTCCAAGACGCGAGCACACCGGTCTGGCGCGGGCTCGGGCAGCTACTCGGCATGGCCGACCCTGAGCCCACGTGGGCGCCGATCGACGACATCGATCCGGTCGAGGCATGGGAGATCGCCGCGACGCAGAACGATCTCGGGCTCGACCTCGTCGACATCCTCGACTACGTCGGGATGCCGGACGCGACCAACGTCGCGCTGCGCGCCGGTGCGAGCTCGAGCGCGATGGCTGCTGCTGCTGGCGCTGCGATGCGTCAGGGCGCGATCACGTACTAGGCGACTCATGCCCGTCACTGCTGCAGCGCAGGCGCTCTCGTATCGTCAGCGCGCTGAGCTCGCTGCCATCTTCGACGCCCGGCAGGCCGCAGTCTCGAGCGCGTGGGACGCGGCGTGGGGCTCGATCGCTGACGAAGTGGTCTCCTACGCAGACGCGTGGGCAGAGGCCGTCGGCCAGTTCGCCCGGTACAGCTCGATCCCGTACGCGCGCCGGATGAACCTCGAGGCGTCGATCAACCACGTCACGACGCAGCTCGCGAACGTGAACACGAGCACAGCGCAGCAGACGCTCAAGGCGCTCGAGCTCGTGACGCCGCGTGCAGAGGGCGACGCGCTCGCTCTCGCGCAGGCGCAATCCGGCATGGTGCCGTGGCTGCCGACGGACCCGAAGGCTGTCGACGCGATCGTCAAGCGCGCGACGCAGCAGATCACCGTACGTAGCTACGCGCTCAGCGCGAGCGCGACGAGCAGCGTGCGCTCAGCACTGCGCGTCGGCGTCGCTGCCGGTGACAACCCGCGGCGGATCGCTCGTCAGATGGTCAAGTTGACCGAGGGGGTGTTCAACGGCGGGCTGGCTCGAGCCGAAGTGATCGCACGCACAGAGGTCATGGACGCGTACCGGGCTGCGTCGCACGAGACGTACCAGGCGAACGGCGACCTGCTCACCGGCTGGACGTGGCTCTGCGAGCTCAGCGATCGCTCGTGCGCGTCGTGCATCGCGATGGACGGCAGCGTGCACGACCTGCAGGAGCGCGGCCCGAACGATCACCACCAGGGACGATGCACGAGCGTTCCGAACGTCAAGACGCGCGCCGAGCTGAACCTGCCAGGGCCGGAGCCGAAGGCAATCGAGCGCGACGCCATCGGCTGGCTCAAGTCGCAGCCGGAGAGCACGCAGCAGCGCATCCTCGGGGACCGGGGCTACCGCGCGTGGAAGGCCGGGAACTACCCGCCGTCGAAGTGGTCGCAGCTCGTGCAGTCCCCGGACTGGCGTCCGGCGTACCACACGACGACTCCGCCCGAGCCGAAGGCACCGACGGCACCGCGCACGACACCGCGTAGGCCGTCGCCTCAGCCACAACCACCGGCCCCGCGCGTGACTGTGCCAGCGACGCCGCGCCCGTCAGTCCCGCGCCCGCCGAGTGCTGCGCCGAAGGTGACGCCGAAGTCGAGCGAGCTGTTCCCGTCGACGCCGCGCACGGTGCTCCCGAAGGAGCCGCCGAAGCCGGTCAACATCACGAGCCACGACGAGCTGATCGCTCGGCTCGAGGGCGTCAACCCGGTGAGCAAGATCGGGAACAACTGCTCCAACTGCGCTCCGTCGTACGAGCTCAAGCTGCGCGACGACGTTAACCGGGTCGCGAAGTTCAGACCGAAGGGACGCTCGACGAGCGACTGCGTCGAGGCATGGGCTCGAGCTGACGGTACGAAGCTCGACTGGCTGCGCGATCTCACGGACCTGAGCGTCATGCCGCGGGCTCCGGGCGGTCGTCTGCTGCTGCAGAGCGCCGAGTCGACGGTCGCGAAGGTCGAGCGGGAGTTCCTCGGGGTGCTCACCGAAGACGGTCAGCGAGCGCTCGTGCTCACGTCATGGCGAGGCGGCGGCGGGCACATCATGAACGCTGCACGCGTCAACGGACGGGTCACGCTGTACGACGCGCAGACCGCGAAGTCGTACGAGCTCGACTGGCTCGTCAAGCACGCAGCTACCGCTCAAGTGATGCGCGTCGACAACCTGACGTTCATCGCAGACCCCGCGGACTACTACCTCACCGAGAAGGCCGCGGCTGCGTACGTCAGGAAGCAGGAGGCGCTCAAGGCTGCGAAGGCTGCGAAGCTCGCAGCAGCTCGAGCAGAGGACGCCCGGCGTCAAGCGCTGTTCCAGGAGATACTCGCGCAGCGACGAGCCCGAGCGCTGCTGCAGCAAGGCTAGTCGCCGTACAGCTCGACGAGATCGAGCGCGATGCGCCAGTCGTCGACACGCTCGATCGAGCCGTCGTCCTTGCGCACGAGAGCGAACGGGCTGTCCGGCATCATCGCGCCGAAGTTGCCGTCGACGAGGTACGCGACCAGCCCGACTTCGATCAGCCACCGATCGCCGCAGTCGGTCACTGCGCCGGTCGTGATCGGCAGCCCGTGCCACCACTCGTCACCGGACCATGCTGCGAGCACGAGACGCTTCGCGTCGTCGAGCGTGATGGGGTCCATGTCTTCCGTTCCTCTCGTCGCTGTACGTACCATTGTGCTGCCACCCGGCGCTGCTCGTCCCCCCAAGCCTGAGCGCGCCGGGCGGCGTGCCTTCACCAGACGTTGCTCGAGCGCGACAAGTCGCGCGCGGCCTGGTCGGCGACGCGACGCGCGATCTCGTACTTGACCCACGAGCGTGCGTCACTTGAACGGCGAGCGTCGTCGAGCAGGGCGTCCGCCCTGTCGTCGAGCTGCGTCACGAGCTGCGCAGCAGCTTCGTCTGCGCTGCGCGGGTCCTCCGGGTCGATCATGACGCGTTCCTCTCTGCGATGTGCTTGCCCATGCGACGGATGACGTCGCCGCGGTCGTACGAGCTGTACCGGGTACCACAGCGGCAGATCAGCACGAAGCGCAGACGCGACCACGTGCCGATCGTCCAGTTGCGTACGACGTAGTGCGCGACGAGCTCGCGCTGCTGCTCGCGCTGCGTCTTCGTTGCCGGGACTGTCTTCGTCTTGGAGATCATCGCTGCTCGATTCAGGGTCGGTGAGGTCTTGCAAGACAGAACCTACGCGCACAGCATGACAGCGTCAAGTCTGACGCTGTCCGCATGTCGTCGTCGCCGCGGTGCTAGCCTTCGCAGCATGACCGCACAGAGCACCGAGGCGAGCTCGGTACAAGCCCTCGCAGCCATCGCCGGGGCGACCCCAGCGACGACTGCACCACCCGCCGCACCTGCAGCCCCGGAGACGGACCCGCTGCGCCAGGTGACGAACCCCGAGCCCCCGAAGGTCGACGCAGGTCGAGCCGGTGGCCCGGAGGCCCTCAAGACTGAGCTGGCCGGAGAGCGCGACGCTCGCCAGGCTGCTGAGGCTCGAGCGACCGAATCCGCTGCGAAGCTCGACGCCGTCCTGACGGCGCTCGGGCTCAAGACGACAGCGACAGACGACCCCGCGAAGGTCGCCACCGAAGCACAGGCAGCGAACCGGGCCGCGCAGCTCGAGCTCGCTGCTGTACGCAACGCGCCGAAGGGCACCGACATCGTCGAGCTGCTCGACTCGCGTCGCTTCGTCGATGGACTCGCGACACTCGACCCGGCGAACGGGGCGGCTGTCGCTGCGTACATCACGAAGTACATGACGGACAACCCCACGACCGGCGTGCGATACGCCGGGGGTGCGGGAGACGTACGCGCGCAGGGCGATCCTGCAGGCGGCTCCGCGAAGACATTCGACGACCTCATCCGTGGTCGCTGAGCTCCGAGCCCCGAAAGGCTAGACCGACATGGTCAACGTTTACGACGGTCAGATCGCACGCAGCAACGTCCCGATCCCCGACCAGCAGATCACCGAAATCATCAAGGCGGCGCCCGAGAAGTCCGTCGTGCTCGCGCACGCACGTCGCGCGCGACTGTCGACCAAGATCGCCAAGCAGAGCGTCATGGCGACGCTCCCCGAGGCGTACTGGGTCAACGGCGATACCGGACTCAAGCAGACGACCGGCGCGAGCTGGAACCAGGTCACGATCACGGCGGAAGAGCTCGCCGTGCTGTGCCCGATTCCGAACGCGCTCGTCGACGACTCGAGCATCCCGCTGTGGGCCGAGGTCAAGCCGCTGCTCGCCGAGGCGATCGGCATCAAGGTCGACCTCGCGTGCATGTACGGCGTCGACAAGCCTGCGAGCTTCCCGACGGCGATCCTGCCGGGCGCAGTCGCTGCGGCGAACGTCGTGCACCCCGGCTCCGACCTCATGGCCGACATCGGCACGATGGCTCAGGCGATCGTCCAGGACGGCTTCGTGCCGGACGGCTTCGTCTCCCCCGCGGGGTACGACTGGGCTCTGCGCAACGCGCGTTTCCCAAACGGCTACCCGGCGTACAGCGACGACGGCAAGAGCATCTACGGCGTCCCGCTCGACCCGTCGCGTCTGTTCGACTCGGCTGCTGCGAAGCTGCTCATGGTCGACTGGTCCGCGCACGTCGTCGGCATCCGACAGGACATCACGATGGACCTGTTCGACCAGATGGTCATCAGCAACGACGCGGGCGTCGTCGTGTTCAACTCGGCTCAGCAGGACGCGAAGGTGCTTCGTGTCGTGTTCCGTCTCGGGTTCGCACGCGCCATCCCGGTGATCCGTGGCGCGCTCGGCGCGCAGATCGCAGCCGGGACCCGCTTCCCGGCGTCGGTGCTCGCACTGACCTGATCGACTAGCTGCTCGCCCGCGCCGCCTGGGCGGGCGAGCAGCTCTCGCTTGACAAGCAACCCAACCCGTACAGGAGACAGATCATGGCTGACAGCACGAAGACGACGAGCACCGGCGCAGAGGACATCCCGCCCGTGGTCACCAAGGCTGACAAGGTCGAGACGCCCGACGTCCCCGCCGCTGACCCGCAGCTCGACGCGATCGCTGAGCTGCGCAAGCTCGTCGCGGAGCTGCAGGCGCAGGTCGACGCACAGAGCAAGGGCGCACCCGCCGCGGGTTCGTTCATCGTCCCCGACGTCGGCTTCGACAAGGACGACGCGAACCAGCCGAAGGTCATCATGACCTACGGCTCCGAGTCGCTCGTCGTGCAGACGCGCAACTCCGGCATCCTCGAAGCCCTCGGCTGGACCGTCAGCGGCAAGACCGAGTGACCGATGGACCGCGCGCTCGCTGAGTCGAACGCTCGCGACATCCTTGGGGAGATCGCGAGCAGGGGAACAGCCGCCGACTGGACGGCAGCGCTCGACGCTGCCGTCACGCCGGACCTCGCAGGGCGCTGGCCGACAGCGGTCGACTGGGTCCCGACGTACGACCCGTACTGGACCGCGGCAGAGGTCGTGGACGCGCTTGCGCTGCGAGCGCTGACAGTCGCGAACGTCACGAAGTGGACGAGCGAGGGTACGAGCGTCGAGACGCAGGCAGTCGACTACGTCACGCTGGCCGCGAAGCTGCGCGCGAAGTCGAGCATCCCGGTGTCCCCGACGAACGTCGTCGCGCTCGGTATCTCGCAGGACAACGGCTCCGGGTACGACACGCGCTCCGGCTCCTGGCCCGACTCCAACGGCCCCTCGATCGTCGGCAACTGGTCATGATTGTGCACGAGCAGATCACAGCAGCACGGGCACAGGCGCTCGTGCTGCTCGTCGATTCGGTCGCTGTCGTGCAGCCGTCACGAGAGACGCCTGCAGCGACGTCACGCTACGGAGTTCCGCGCGCTGCGTACA